AGCTACTTCCCTAGCATTTAGGTTAGAGAACAAGACTGAGTTAATTTCCGGAGAATTTAATTTAACTAAGTCCAATACTAGTGCAATCTTTTGTGCTGCTGAAACAGGAAATTTATCACTCGATTCAGGATATATTACTTCAAAATCGCCCTCTGTGAATGCCTTTCTAATCCATACCTTATCAAATCTTGATTTACTTTCTCTAGTAAAGAAATCATCTGTCAGAAGATTCCTCATATAATCCTTAACAGATATGTGCATCAACTCAGCCCACCACACATTTAGAAGCACCCAAGGAATAGAAAGTCGCTGTAGTGCATAAGCACGGCTTTGTACATATTCCCCTAATGTTTTAGAGCCTGCTTTACCAGGACCACCGTGGACCGACGGAAAATCACCTACAGCATTTTGTGAATCAGAATCAATCAGTCCTATAAAGTCCACTCCTTCTCTTGGCATTGTCGCCGTCCTAGAAGAATGAAAGAAATCACTAAGTGGCCTGTCGCCAAGAGCTTGTGTAGTAGCTGGATATAACAGACCTGGAGAATTTTCACTTTTCCTATAAGCGTCAAAATCTATTACTCTAGGATCAGCATATGAATCTGGTACAGAGTATTCTAAACTCTGCACTATGTAATTTATAGAGTTATTTCTAAGTTCTTGCAATGGAATTAGTGAATTACATCCTGGGTCTGAATGGGAAAAACGACTCAGACCTGGCTTAGTAAATCTCCAATGAGCATCCATTGATTCATTTTCTATTCTACCAATTAACTCATTTATAAAATCAGCCCTTACACCTTTAGGAAAGAGACCTTTTAAGAAAGCTGCATCTTCATTCTCTAAACAATTAAAATAGGATGGTCTAAACCAGCATCTCTTTATAGTTACCAAATCACTATGTTCAGATGTTGTAGATAATGTTTTATGAGACGGAGACCTAAGATACCTGTCAGAGTTAGGATCACAGCCAGGAAGTATTTTATCTGCTATTTCACTATAAACCTCTCTAGCCTCAGAATAATGTGAATCTATATAATTCACTATATATCCGTAACCTTTTTGCAATTTGGCATATAATGGAACTTTCAAATTAAGAATGCCATAAGTCTCTATTACCTGTCTAGTTCTTGGATGATCTTCTTCCCTTATTTGCTCAGTTACATTTATATCAGATGGTACATTAAGTAATTCACCGCCACACTCAGGACAGCTTTGCTCATTTATCTCTATATCTTTATTAACTATATCTTCGGAAGTATATGGGCACTTACTACAAGTTGACGAAATATGTCGCTTAACACTTTTACCAAATACAGGGACTTTTACTGGAGGTCTATCTGAATCCTCATCTGAATATGTATATCCACCTAATATGTGTTCAGTATAGAGAGTAAATAATGAGTGCATGAACAATAATTTATCATTATTATCTTGAGCTATCTTCTCACTAATGCTATTAGCTGTTTTAGCCGACGAAATATCTGTAGATTCTTCAGGATCGAATGGCTTAAATCTCACACTAGGAATATCTGATGATAGAGCCGCTATTATACTTTCACCATGTGGCTTTATTATATTTATGACATAATCATATAAAAAGTCTGCCTCTTCACTTACATTTGATAAATTCCTTAAATCATCATGTGTTGGAATCCTCCAATCCATTGCTATAGAGTCCCAAAATATGTGCTGAAATCCATGCCAGAAAAGATCATTGCGTTTTGCTTCTCTAACTAAATCATCACGGACGGCAGAATCTTCCCTTTCAGCTATTTCCAGCAGCTTAGTGAGTAATTCTGTTACTTTCTCTTTATCTGTGTCTTCTATTTTCACTTTTTATGTCTGTTAGCTATTATCTTTGCAAATACTTTTCTTTTCTTAGCAGGAGTTTTTTCTATAAACTCTCTAGCCACAGCAGGAGATGGGCCACCACGCATATTAGACGATCCATGAGCTATAGCTTGCATCATTCCGTATTGGGAAGCACTTTTCGCTGGCATTTTTACATACCATATTTAGCTAATGCACGTTTCTTTAGTACAGCCCTTAATCTAGCTGTAGAAGATGGTAACATTTCTTCAATTTCTTTCTCGGTTTTAGGACTTGCCGAACCATATTTAGCAGATAGTGATTCCTTAGCATATCTATCTGTAATTTCTTCTACTTCCTTTGGTAATTTAGCTACTTTCTTCTTCTGGAGTGGCTTCTTCTGTGGCAATTCCGACCTCCCTCTCAAATTTTTCTATGACTTCTTTAGGGTTACGCCTTGATTCCTCTAACTTATTCCTTATAGTATTCCATCTAGCTCTCCCGATCGGTAATTTTTCCATATTGGTTATAACTGCCTGATTACGTTCCCTAATTATACCAGTAATTCTATACAAGTTCACTTTGAGGTCATCACGCTCCTGCCTAACTTCAGCAAGCCAACGCTCAAGTACAGCGTTAGTGCCACGGAGTTCTTCAACTTGCCCCATAAGAGAATCTATTTCACTTCTGTTTATAGTTAGTTGTTTATTTAATTCTCTAAATTCCCTAAATAATTTATAGAGAAACATGATACCTTCTTCTTCGTCTGACCCCAAAACTAGAATTATTTGATAACTCTAATCTTCTCATCTTCATATAGTATGAAGTCATATCACCAGACATTTCAAGGCTATCTTTAGCTTTAGCACTCTCTAATAAAATCTTATCTTCCTTCGTTTCTATGAGTCTATGTATTTGTTTAAGTGCATATCTTGTTTCATCGTATGGGTCATCACCTTCAAACTCCGCAACATCCTCAACATTCTTCTCATCATATACACATAATGGAATAGCTTTAATAGTCTCAACACAAGTGTTAAATATTTTAAGTTTTGGTAGTGAGTTAGAGTCTTCCAATTCCTCATCAGCAAATGAGTTTATATAATCTCTTTGGGCGTCTATTCCACGTGTCCTATAAATGTATTCAGCCGTGGTAGTATCTGGAATACGTCCTCTATTCATAGTAGAGAATGGTTTTTGTTTCCACCGTAAGTATTCGTGCATTAACATCTTTCCACCTATACGGTCAGAATCAGATGGAAGAGGCATTACACCAAATATATCGGAATTGTTCTGCAATGGTTTTAGGTTCTCCTCTGTGTGCCCAAGCTGATTTATCCATTACCACGAAGTCAGGTCTTTTGGTATTATCACATATTCTAGCTAGATTAGACGCCCATGTAGATATATTTTCTCTTTTAGATGTGTACTCTCTTGACTTGAAAACTTCTTTAGAACCTGGTTTAAGATCATAAAATCCAGCACATAACATTGCAGAATATCCCCAGTCAATAGATAATACTTGAGGCCACCACCTAGGAATATCGAAAGGTTTTATAACATGAAGTGCATTATCAGGTTCATCTGGGAATCTATCTGCTCTAAACTCCTCAAATACCTGGCCAGAAAATGTCCACCAATCACCGAAAAGTTTCGCACGTTTTTCTGCCTCCGGAAGTAATTCTAACCTTTTTACATATTCTGGGTCTGATCGTAGTAATATTGGATTATCTGATAGAAATGCCGGAATGAACATCTTCTTAGTGTTTGTAGCTGGGTCTAAGATAATTTTCATGCCTTCTCTAGCTGGTTCAACGAATCTTTTTCTTACCCAAGAATGTCCTATATTACCAGGATTAGAAGCACTTCTTATTATAGATGGCAAAGTTGTTGTTCTAGTTCTACAACGACTTATCATGTAACGGTATTGGTATTCAGTAAAGTGAGTAAGTTCGTCAAATGCGATGTATTGATATTCGGCGGTATCGTAAGATGTGATGTCGTGTTCGTGTTCTGCATGACCAAAATCTATAATTGCACCTGAGGTAAATGTATATCTTTTCTTCTGTTCGTTATACTTTCCTCCGAAAAGTGGATAATACTGATGGGCGCGAAGAATAAGGGAACCTTCTAACTGTCTAAAAGTTCTTCTAAGGATCAGACCATGAAAGGTAGGCGCTTCGTAAAACCTTCGCGCAATAGGAAGCATTAAGAGAGCCTCAGATTTTCCCGGCCCCGCGCTTCCTCCGTAGAAAACTTCAAATACTGAATCAGGGACAGAT